GACCGACCGGGGCGGCGCTGGGCCGTTCGCCCCGGCCGCTGTCGAGGGCGGCTCGCTGTATCTGCCGCTCGACGCCGCGCCGACCGAGGGCACCGTCGCCGTCGTGCGCGGCCGGACGTTCGTGCTGTCAAACGTGCGGCTGGTCGTCGATCCGAGCGGCGGCGGGATCGACTGTTACGTCGCCGTCGCGACCGGCACCGGCACATGGCCCGGAGGGGTGAGCGCCGATGGCTAGCTCGTCGACGTTCCGCGTCACCCAGCCCGAAGCGCGGCGGCTCGTCGTCGAGCGCAACATTCACGAGATCGCCGAGCAGCTCGCCGCCGACGCCGAAGCGAACACGCCGCACGAGACCGGACGGCTCGCCGCGTCCTACCGGGTCGAGCCCGGCCGCGAGCCCGGCACGTCGCTCGTCGTGAACGACGCCCCTTATGCGAGGTTCGTCGAGTACGGCACGCGGTACATGCCCGCGCAGGCTCCGCTCGGTCGCGCGCTGGCCGAAGCTCGCGCGAGATCGGCGGCGCGATGACCAGCCCCGCGCCCGTGATCGCGCAGCCGGATATCGAGGCGTTCCTCTGGTCGCAGATCGGCGGGCTGTCCGGCGTCACGTCGCACGAGTACGCCGCCGCGCCGATCTTCCCCGGCTGGCTCGTCGCGCACAGCCTGCAAGTCGACTGCCGCGCCAAGCGCAAGCAAGCGGCGCGCGATCTCGCCGAGACCGTGCGGCAGATCGTCGTCGCGCTACCGGACGCCGCATGGGCCGAGGGCGTCGTCGCGACCGTCGACGTGCTCGACGGCCCGTTCTATCAGCCCGACGACGACGGTCTGCCCCGCTACGTCGCGCGGTACGAGATACGCGCGCACCCCGCCCGTCCGGGCGTCATCCCACCGGCCGCAGCAGCGGCCCATCCCCCCCGACGTAAGTCGGCATCACTCGCAGGGAGCACCGCACCATGAGCGAAACCAAGACCGCAGCAGCGCCGTCGCCGCTCGCCGGAACCGGGACGATGGACCCGGCGCAGGTCCAGGTCGGCACCAGCAACGGGCCGGGCCTGTATCTCGCGCCGGTCGGCACCGCGCCGCCAGCCGACACCAAGACCGCATGGGCGACGCCCTGGGAAATCCTCGGGTATATCTCCGACGACGGCCCGACTGTCGGCCAGTCGACCGACACGAACGAGATCGTCCCTTGGCAGAGCATGGTCCCGCTGCGGACCGTCGTCACCAAGCGCGCCGTCACGCTGCAATTCATTTTGTGGCAGCTCAACGAGCAGACCCTCGCGCTTTACTTCGACGCCGACGTGCCCGTGCCGGGCGTCGGCGGGGATATCTCGATGGACGTGCTCAGCGCGGGCACGCAACATCTGTACGCGGTCGGCATCGACAGCATGGACGGCCCGCAAGCGCTGCGGATCATCTTCCCGCGCGCCGGGCTCACCGATGCGGGCGATATGCAGATCAAGCGCGGGGAAGCGGTGCCTCTCGACTGCAAGCTGTCGGCGTTCGACGCTGGCGGCATCCTCGCGCACGTGCTGCTCGGCGCGAGCGCGTGACCGGAAACAAGGCGAATGGACAATGGGACCTAGAGGCCGCCGCCGACGCCGCGCTCGCCGAGCAGCAGCTCGTCCCTTTCACGTTCGCCTATAAGGGCGCCAGCTACACCGCGCCGCCCATGAAAAAGTGGCCCGCGTCGGCGCTGGCCGCGCTGGCGGGCGGCGACCTGTTCGGCGCGCTGCAAGCCGTGCTCGGCGACGAGGACGGCGCGGCGCTGCTCGGCGCTGGCCTGACGCTCGGCGAGCTAGAGGTTCTGTTCGACAAGCTCGCCGCCGACGCCGGGCTCGGCAGCCTCCCAAACTCCGGGCCGCCTGCGCTGCGCGCTATGACCCGGACGTAGAGGCCGCCATGCTCGCCGCGTACGGGGTCGACGTGCTCGACCCGGAAGTCAGCACGCGCCGGGTGCACGTGCTGCTTGAGCGGCTGCCCCCGGACGCGCGGCGCGGCGGCGAGCACTGGTCGACCGAGGCCGAGCTCCTCGCGCTGCTCGTCGACCACGTTGCCAACCTGACCTATGTCACGCTCAAGGCGGCGGGCGCAAAGAGCGTCACCCGGCCGCAGCCGATACGCCGGCCGCCAGCTCGGCGGCGACCGCACCGGCCGCAGCCCGCACCGGCCGCGCGGGGCTCCGCGGGACCCGAGCCGGACGGCAAGACGCTCGGCTGGCTCGACGCCGGTCGGCGGCTCGCGCTCATGCCAGGGGTGCAGGTGAGCGCCGATGGCGACTTACGCATACGGCGGGCTCTCGGTCCGCGTGACCGCCGATACCAAGCCCATGAGCGCGGAGGTCGCGAGCAGCGCGACCAAGGCCGGGGAGGATGCCGGCAAGCGGATCAGCGGCGGCATCGGCACCCATCTAGGCAAGGCGGCCGGATCGCTCGGCAAGGGCATCGCGACCGCGCTCGGTTCCGGCGTGCTCGCCGTGACCGCGTTCGGCGCGCAGTCGATCAAGACTGCGGCCGGGGTCGACAAGATGAAAGTCACGCTCGACGCGCTCGCCAAGGCGAACGGGCTGTCGTCGAGCGCCGTGCAGGGCACCGTCGCGGCGCTGCGCAAGCAGGGCATACAAGTCGAGACCGCGCAGGGCGTCGTCGCCGCGTTCACCAAAGAGCATCTAGGGCTCGCGAACGCGACCAAGCTGTCGACGGTCGCGCAGAATGCGAGCGTCGTATCGGGCAAGTCGGCGTCTGACGTGATGGAGGGCATCACCAAGGCCCTAGAGACCGGCCGGACGCGCCAGCTCGCGCAGTACGGGATCATCGTCAACTCGTCGGCGGCGTATAAGGACTACGCCGAAAAGCTCGGCACGACCAGTAAGAACCTGACCGAAGCGCAGAAACACACCGCCCTGATTAACGCCGTGATGGAGCAGGGCAAGCCGATCGCCGGGGCGTGGGCCGCGACGCTGAACAACCCGGCGCGCGTGCTCGCGTCGTTCCCCCGGATCGCGCACGACATACAGGTCAGTTTCGGCGAGCAGCTACTCAAGGGATTCGGGCCGTTCATTGTCTCGGTCGGCAAGCTGGCGCGCGGGTTCCGCGACGCGCTCGCGCCGGGCGGCGCCCTCGCGCCGGTACTCGCCGCCGCCGGCCAGGCCGCGCAGCGCATGCTCGGCCCGTTTACCCAGATGATCAATCTGACGACTCGATGGCTGGCCGGGCTCAAGCCGGGCACGCTGTCGCAGGTAACCGGCGAGCTGGTCAAGTTCGCGCCGGTATTCACGTCGATCGCGACGGCGCTCGGCGCGTTCGCCGGTAAGAACCTGCTCGGCGGGCTGCCCGTGCTCGGTCCGATGCTGTCGAGCATCGGCGGGCCGCTCGGCATCCTGGTCACGGGCCTTACGACGCTGGCGCTCACGAGCCCGGCCGCGCGCGCCGCGATCGGCCAGCTCGCGTCGACGCTCATGTCTGCGCTCGCGCCGATCCTGAAAGAGCTGGTGCCGGTAATCGGCCAGCTAGGTACGGCGCTCGGCACGATCCTCGCCGCCGCGCTGCGCGCCGTCGTGCCGCTGCTGCCCGTGCTCGTGATCGCGCTCGACGCGACGCTAAAGGTGCTGCTGCCCCTGGTGCCGATCATCGTCGATCTCGCGAACGTGCTCGCCGCGATCCTGCCGTATCTGACGCCGATCATCGCCGCGTGGGCGCTCTGGGAGATCGGCCTCCGGGCCTACCGGACCGCCGTCGTCGCGGTCGGCATCGCGCAGACCGTCGCGCGCGTCGCCACGATCGCATGGACGATCGCGACCTGGCTGCTCAATGCCGCATGGGAGGCCAACCCGCTCGGCGTCGTCGTGATCGCCCTGCTCGCCGTCGCGGCGGCGCTGGTCATTGCCTGGCAGCATTCGGCGACGTTCCGCACGATCGTCATATCGACGTGGAACGCGATTTACTCGACGGTCGCGCCGATCATCAGCGCGATCGTGTCGGCCGTCGTCGTCGCGTTCAACGTCATGCGGTCGGTAATCGGCTCGGTCACGGGCTGGATTCGCGCGAATATCGGGACGCTCATGCTCGTCATGGTCGGGCTGTTCACGGGCGGGCTCGGCACGCTGGTCGTCCTGACCGTGAAAAACTGGGCCGCGATCCGGGGCGCGATCGGTGCCGCGCTCGGCGCGATCGGTTCAGCCGTCGCGACGGCCTGGCGCAACCTGATCAGCTCGACGGCGACCCAGTTCGCGAATCTCGGCGGCGTGATCTCGCGCGCCTGGTCGACCATCACCAGCGCGGCGCGCACCGCTGGCGGCTCGATCATCGGCGGGCTTATGTCCGGCATGAAATCCGCGATATCCGGCATCGGCTCGTGGATCAAGAGCAACATCGTCGACCCGATCGTCAATTCGGTCAAGCACTTTTTTGGGATTCATTCGCCGTCGACGGTCATGGCCGGGGTCGGCGAGAATCTGACCAAGGGGCTATTCGTCGGCATGGTGCCCGGCATATCCGGCATCGGCAACCTGATCTCTACCGTGTTCGGCGGGTTCCCCGGCGCGCTCGCCGGGCTGATCGGGCACGGCCTGATCGGCGTCGCGTCGCTGCCCGGCAAGGCCCTCTCGGCGATTATGGGGCTGTTCGGCGGCGGCGACGCCGGCCAGCTCGCGATGACGGCCCGCAACTACGCCGGGCACCGCTACGTCTGGGGCGGCGGCGCGAACGCCCAGAGCGGGTTCGACTGCTCAAGCTTTGTGAACATGCTCTCGGGCATGCTGCATCTGCCGATCCCTGGCGGGTTCAGCGCGCCGAGCGCCGCGCACGGCCCGGTTACCGGGGGCTGGCTCGCGTCCGGCATGCAGCGCGTCGCGCAGTCGGCGATGCGGATAAACGACCTGTACGTGTCGCCGACGCACATGGGCGTCGTGACCGGCCCCGGCACCGGGTTCGCCGCGCGCTCGACGGCGACCGGCACCGGACCGCAGCCGGTCGGCGGCGGCTACGACATTTTGCGGTTTAAGGGCGGGGTCAAGCTGCCCGGCTGGCTGTCCGGCATCATGGGCAAGCTCGGCGGGCTGTTCTCTCACCTGTTCGGCGGCGGCGGCACCCCCGGAGGCCAGCCGACCGGCGCGGGCGTCGCGCGCTGGCAGGGCATGGTCGCGCAAGTGCTCGGCATGTTCGGCCGCCCCGACCTGCTGCCCATCTTTATGTCGC